AGGACCCCTTATTGGGATCCTCCCGGTGCTTGCGCCGATAAACCTCTGTGGTCGGATACACAGTGTATCCAACTGGCCACCAAATTAAGTTAATCCATTAGGAACTGAATGTCTGGAATATATAAGCAAAGAAGGCTCGTGTCGTCACCTCCTCAAGATGAGTATGGTAACTTCACTTGCCTTTTTCGAGCTCGTCCTGAATGGGCGATCGATTATGCTAATATCCAAACCAGGCTCTATCCTCAAACCACTACTTCATTTAGGAGTAGTGACCCAAACGGCAATACGGAGATTGATCCTGTGCAACTTATTGTTGCCAGGCCTGATCCGTTGCGTCCGTTTGACCGTGGTCACGAGTTTTCAACTAGGAAAGGTAGCATAAAGCTATCTCATCCTAATTGGAATGTTGGTCGCTCAAGTTCCACCTTTTATAGGGGTCCTTTGATGATTTCCATACCCGGTGATAATCTCATCGGTCAGACTCGTGATCCGGATTTTGGTCCGGTGAATCTCCAATATGGCACTAAAGCTATAAAGGAGTCCGCACCTACCAAAATGGCGGCGAATATTACGCAGTTGATAGCAGAGTCATTTATTGACATGCCAAAAGTCCCTGGTCGAAGCTTCAAATTCACTAGAGGGCTCAGCAACAAGGATCTCGGTAAGAAATTACCTTCGATCGCTGGTGATGAGTACCTCAATTATGTCTTTGGAGTATCTCCGACTGTTGGTGACTTACAACAGATACTGCAGGCTATTCTCAATTTCGAGAAAAACCTTAAGCAGCTAATGCGTAATGACGGACAGTATGTCCGTCGCCGGTTTGATTTCCCGGTGCATAGGTCTAGCGACTTAGTGTCGCTTGATGTTGGTGACAATACTCCCTCCGGTGCCCACTTATTTGCGGGTATCGGCGGACAGTATCATAACACCAACTTCTTTAAGACTTATGCCGACGGAAGGGGCACTGCTAGTTTGTCCGTGGAAACTACCGAAAGGTATTATTTCACGGGAGCCTTTTCTTATTATCTGTCGGAGGTTTCATCCCCCGGTGGTGTGATAGCAAGAGGCTTCGAGTATGCCCGAATTTTACTGGGCATAACAGGCTTAACGCCTGATCTCGCATACCAGCTAGTACCATTCAGTTGGTTGTTGGATTGGTTCGGTAATGTTGGAGATCTTATGTCCAACCTTACGTTGTTCCAAAACGACAATCTCGTCTTACGGTGGGGTTACTTGATGCGCGAAACGCGTATCAAGCGCCTCTACACCCATACAGGGGTCCGGTTTGTTACCGGTCCTACTGGGCCCATCACCATGACCGAGGAATTTACTTCCAAGGACCGGGTGAAGGCGACGCCTTATGGATTTGGTCTTAACCCCAACAGTTTCACTGTTGGGCAGTGGGCCATCCTTGCTGCCCTGGGTTTAACCAATGGCAACAAAGCCCTTCTCTAACAACGCGTAAAACGCGCGCTTGAGAAGATAGGTGGTGCTATTCGGCATCCCCTAAGTTCACACCCTAGGGTGCTATCTGGCGTAGAGCCAGAAGGAGATACAGCATGTTTACAGATCCTCAGTCAGTGACCATTGGTGGCTCTGCTACCTCGCTTCCGCGAGTTAGCTCGGGCAACGGCACTGGAGTCTTTCAGACTCCCGGTGGCGAAGTCACGTTCGCGATTTCCAATTCCTACGGGAAGAGGAACCGACGTGCCATCAAGGTGACCTCGAAACTTCTTGTCGCCGATCCGATCACACCTTCGAATAACATTCCAGTTTCCTGGGGTGTTACTCTGGTGTACGATTCTCCTGTTCAGGGAGTAACCGTGGCTCAGCGCAAGGATCTTGTGATCGCTCTCGCAGACTGGCTTAAGGCCAGTTCGGCAGCGAACACGGATAAGTTTCTTGGTGGTGAAGCATAATCAGCTATGACGCTGCTGACCTAATCCTGAAAGGGATTGCGGTTGCCGGCGCTGTAGCTGTTGTGTTCACCTCACTCGCAGGTGCATTTTTTGCATCTGTGATGAAGAACGCAACCACTAATCGTGGTCAACGTTCTCGACATTAAGAGGCTGATGGGGAAATACCCTATCTGCTAACATTAGATCTGTGCATGCTTCGGATGATCAGACCCTTGAAAGGGGCCAATCATGAAAAGCCTACTAGATCTCCACCTAAGTGTGTTGGAGGAATCCGGCACACAGTTTGGCGTAAGCACCAGCCGTGATATAAAAACTATCACGACTAGGGTTGAACACGAAGGGTTATCGTTTCTTACGATAACCTTACCTAAGTTAGCCAAGGACCTCCAAAGGGCCCTAGCTGATGGTCAGGTAGCCTCAACCCACTTTGCGGGTTTTCCGCTGAGTGGTAAACTACCCCTATTATTTAGGGATTGGTTTAGGCTTGTGTTCGATCCTATCACCGGTGTTTTACTCGATGATCCGGACGTCGAAGCAATTCGCGTCCTTCTCCAGTTAACTGGAATGATGAAGAAGGTTGAACTTGAATGCACTGAAAAGCGCACAAAAGCTGCCTTCCAAACCTACATCGAGATTGAGAACGAGATCCGTCAAAAGGACTGGAATCTGCACGATCCACTTCTCGTGGATTTTCGTGTATGGACCCATATCCTGTTTGGTGATCTTCTTCATCATTGGCAAAAGCTAGTGGTGAATGAAGATCTTATTCCCAAACACGGACCCGGCGCAGTCGCTGACAAGCTTCGCGGTAACGCGAAGTGGAATCAGGCTGCGTGGCCCGACCGACTGGAACACGTTTTTCCCTTTGGGAGATACGCGTATTCTAGTTATCGTCATTATCTAGCTGATCTTGACGATGGAGGCCGGCCTTCTCTCCCCGGAACTGAGATGCCCGTTAAGGTCACCGCTGTTCCTAAAACGTTAGAAACTCCTCGTCTAATCGCCATTGAGCCAACCTGGATGCAATACATGCAACAGGCGCTTAAGAGCGGTTTCGAGGATAGTGTTCGTATTGCTAAGTACGGACACTTTGTCAACTACGAGTCTCAGGTCCCTAACCAGGACATGGCTCGTAGGGGATCCATTTCTGGATCTCTTGCCACACTCGATTTGAGTGAAGCATCTGACAGAGTTTCTAATCAGTTGGTTCGAGCTATGTTGCACGACTTTCCTTCATTATTGGAGGCAGTTGACGCAACACGGTCACGGACCGCTGACGTTCTTGGCCATGGCGTTATACGCTTGGCTAAGTTCGCGTCTATGGGGTCTGCTCTTTGCTTCCCAATAGAGTCAATGGTCTTTCTCATTATTACAATGATGGGATCGTATAACTCTTACAGAAGCAATCTGCATGACACACCGATGAGTCGACGTAACTTTGTAAAAAGTCACGTCGATCAGGTGCGCACTTACGGGGACGATATTATCGCCCCTTCAAAGTACGCCCAAGCGATCTCCGATTTGCTTGAGGTCTTTGGCCTTAAGGTAAATCGAGCAAAATCTTTCTGGACCGGAAGGTTCAGAGAGTCTTGCGGCAAGGAATATTTCCGTGGCTTTGACGTTACACACGTTAAAGTTCGGTCGATATTACCTGCCAGATCGCAGCGCGCAAGCGAGCTTGCCACAACACTAGTTAAGACTAGTGCGCTTCGTAATCATCTCTTTGAGTATGGTTACTGGCGTACCTGTCAAAAGCTAGACAGCATGATCTCTGGGTTTATCCCATATCCTGCTGTAGGAAGTGACTCGCCCGCCATCGGACGCCTCTCATCTCTAGGCTATCAAGCCGACAGATGGGATAACGATCTGCAGCTGCCCATGGTTAGGGCCGCTGTAGTTAACGTTAAATCGCCGGGATCTTATCTCGACGGTTATGGCGCTTTGATGAAGTGCTTGGTAAAACAATCTGAGTTACCAAACCCAGATTCCGAGCATCTTTTGCGTGCCGGTAGGCCCTCTGCCCTACAACTGAAGCAGAGGTGGGTCAGGTCCTATTAGGACCTGATGTGGGTTTAATCCCACAAAGGGAGCCAAGGCTCTTCTGAGTCTTGTGCTCGGGAGAT